TGTGGAGGAGGATCTGAAGCTGCACCTCCATACGTCATTCTCCTTTTCTTGCCATCTATCTCAAGCAGAGGATCGCCTTCACTATCATTCACGGCAACAGCAGCAAATGGATCAAATGGAACAGTGGTTCCAATACCTAAGTAATTAAAGAAACCAGTAACACCAGAGATATGATCACCACTTGAAACAATAGAGTTTGATGTTTTGTGACCAACATCAGTTACTTGTTGTAAGTTTTGTGTTTCGGCTGTTGAGTCTCCAGATAATAAATAAGGTAAATGTCCTGGGCCTGTTAATCTGTTTCCATCACCACTACCTGAAGCTCCAAGAGCGTACAAACCTCCAGCATCATCTCCAAGTATACTTAAATTACCTGATACTATTTCTTGGTCTCCTACATTATAAAGTATTGGATCTTCTCCTACCTGTATTGGCTCTAAGGTATAAGGTCCGACAGTAAACAATTCATCATATGAACCTACTTTACTGCTACCTACAAATTTAAAAAAGTTAGCCTCTCCCTCTTCGATACCATCATCAGGAAATACTCTAATATTTTGGTTTTTAAGTTGAGTAAGAGGGAAAGTGCCTAATAAATTATTTGTTGTTGTATCAAAATCTGATGTCCCAGTATGTGCAAAAATTAATAAATCATTATAATTTGTGAAGTTAGGCGTCTGGTCAAAAGTAATATTGAAATTTATCGCTCCTGTAGTCCCTGAAGAATTAATTAAACGATGACTAAATCCTGAGAGAGCTTCAGTTTTATCAGCAGGTGCATCAATATCTGTTGTAGCTGGCCCGTAGTTATTATTAGGGTTCTCATCTAAAAATGTACCTCCAGATGCAGAAACAAATATTTTATCAATAGACAATCTATTTCCATAAAGCAAGAAATCTGTGTCATGAGTTTCTCCGTCTTGATTCTCTACAGTAAATCTTACTCCGAAGTTTTTAGTAAAAGAACCAAAGATATCAATGTTTTCTTGCTTAGTAAAAGTAAAAGATGGGTTTGTATAATCTGTCTTATAACCGCTTTGTATTAGGTTTCTATTCTCATCTAAAATGCTTATATTTAAAGACTTTACAAAAGAATCTTCTGTTATTGAAGATACTGTATTTAAGGAATTTCCAATTCTATCTACTAAAGATGTCTGTAAAGTTACCTGTTCGCCAATAGTGTAAACTCCACTACCTAAACCAGTTGAATTTAAGTTACCTGTATCAACGGTAAGTACTGTGTCAAAATTATGATTATCGCGAGTTGTAAAAGTGCCAGCATAATAACCATTACTTGCAAAATTTGAAATACCTATTCCTACCTTACCTGTTAATTGATCAGTGCCTCCAGCACTATAAACAGCATAAAGAGCGCCACTATATAAAACTTCAGACTCCAAACCATGAATGGTGGAGGAATTTGCTAAAGAATAACCAGTTTCTTCGCCCCTAACATCACCTATTGGAGTTGTCCCTCCAATAACAGCTCCAGATGAAAATAAAGCATTTCCATAATTGCTGGGAGAGTATCCACCTGTAGGAAGAGTTCCAGTTGATGCCGCATTTATAAATCTTATGGCGTCCCAATTTGAAGTTTGAGCAACAGTTTCATAAACGCCATCAGTTCCAGTGGCACCTGTAGCATTCGCGTAAGCGCCAGAATAGTATATGGCCGCTCCAGATGGTGATTTACTTATTGTTAAAAAACTCATTTTACAAAATTGCTATCCTATCTATAAAAGATTTGCTAAAAGTTAATAGTTCTTCATAAACCACAAAAACTCCTGATTGATTATAACTGGAATCGAAAAATGCATTACCACCATCACCAGCTTTGTTTCCTAAGGCATTTACACGGTAATTAAATACGCCGACACTATCTATACCTGAAAAAGATCCACTAAAAGATGATGTCGTTATGTCATCAGTTTGTCCATTTGGATATGTTAAAATAATATTATAACCAGTTGAATTAGTTACTTCTGACCAATTTCCTGTTATGGTAAAAGTTTGAGATGCAAGATCAGGTTTACCTGTACCAACATTTATTAAAGTTGGCGCAGATAAAGTAGAATAAGAAGTATCATTTATTGTTTGAGACACTTTATAATTAAAAGTGTTAGCCAGAGGCTCTATACTTTTATCGCTCTCTATCAAATTAAATTTGCCTGTTTCATATTTTGACGCATTTATTAAATATTCATTTGGCGCTTGCTCTTGCAATGAAAGAACTTTGTAAATAAATGGGTTAGCGTCCTTCAATTCAAATTTTGCAGGACTTCCAAGCTTTATAAAAGGAAGAAGATCAGGTTTATCAACACCTGAAACAAGTGTGCCATAAGGGTTAAATCCAGACGCTTCTAATTCAGTTTTATTAGTTACAGTGGCTCCAGTTACCGTTAACTTAGTTATCTGATCAGGCGAGACAACTGATATTTCATCATTTACAATTCCAAATGTTGGAACATTTAGCCCTGTTATAGATCCAGAGAAATTAACCCCTCCAGCCGCAGCTCTTTTTGTAGTTTGATCCACATCAACAGGAATAATTTCTCCTGTATTTAAAGATCCTAATGTTTGCACTCCTGTATCAACAGCAATCCAATCGCCAGAATTTAAAGCTTGTGATTCACCACTTCCAAAAGTCCATCCTGTATTTGTTGCGTTAAAGAAAAGATAATTGTTACCTGTTCCAGAATATAAAGCATATTCTTGAAAACGTGTTTCGCCACTTACAGTTCCAGATGCGTTTGCGTAACCTGAAGTATAACCAGAGAAGGAATACAATCCAGCATACGAAGAGTTAAAAGTCGCGCTAGATGTGCCTGTTACTGTAAAATCATAATATCTTTGTCTATTAGTGGTACTTTTGTTATTTAAATTTTCAATAGTATCTCTACCTGTGGGCTGATAGATGCTTAAAACTCCAGTCATATCAGAGCTTTCAAAAACATTGCTTAATCTTATAGTTTCATTATCTAAATCTACAGCTAGAACCTTTCCAAAATTACTTTTTAATGTTTTTAATTCATCTTCTACTATTATTAAATCTCCAGGTTGGCAGAGTAAGCTCTCTAATCCTGCTGTGAATGCGACTTGTTGATTTTCTTTGATCTTTGAGAATACTTCATGTTGACCCACTCTGCGAGCCATAGCGCGTGATGTAATTCCAACAGCTTCTATTCTCTTTTTAAAAACTCCTCTTTGGCGTATATCATTTTCATCCTCAATAACTTCTATTTTTGGTAGGAAGTTATCAAATCTATCTTTGTAAGCTACTTCTATAGTGTTAAATTGTTCGTCTCTTCTATTATTTGAGTAGTAAAAAGATCCATCTTTTACATTTTCATTAGTAAATAAATTTACTGTGGATCTTGGTCTATCATCAACGAAGTTTATTTCAGAATTACCAAAGAAAACTTTACCTCTAAATATTGATGTTATTGTATTAATCGCATCAAATATTTTTTCACCTTGCTCAAATACAATATTGCAAGAAAACCTAGGCTCTCTACCACCTCTACCGTCTGTCACCCCTTCAAAATAACCATTATCATCAACAGCGTCACAAAATCTTCCTATCTTATAAAGCTGCCATTTGTTTATTATAGTTTCATCTACATGTTGGCCCATCCCATAACGAGTGCTTGTTAAAAGATCATATAAAATCCAAGCGGGATTATCGGTCCATTTCAATTCGTCATGAAAAGTTCCATCCCAGTCGCCTTTATAAATAAGCTTATCTTCTTTTCTTGTGTTTTCGAAATCTGCATTTGTCCTATAGTATCTTTTATCAATACCTCCAAATTTAGTTGGAAAATAATTACTAGGAACTTTTACTTTTTTTAGCTTACAATCGAAAGTTCTATTTGGAATAGATCCAAAAGATCTAGAATCAAGCTTCGTGCCGACAATAGCAGAAAAAGGGTATGGCAGATTAGCAGGTATTATTTCAGTTACCTTTTGCAAAGAAACATCTTTGCTTAATAAAACAGAATTTGTTTCATGAGATAATTTAGTAACCCTGACAAATCTCTTTTGGAAAGAATCTACTGCTGAAGTTTCTACCCCTTGCTCTCCATTACTGGTTAAAGTTTGTATGTTTTGATTTGGTAAAGTCGGAAGATCAAAAGGTTCACTTAATATCCTTGCACGGCTAGAATCTAAAGCTATAACGTAATCCTTACTACTACCTTGAAAATCTGGGTTGCCTATATCAATTAAAGTTTGGCCCTCTATTAAAGCAACAATTCTAAAATCTTGTGTTTTATGGATTTTGTTTTCTCCATTTAAGCCTATCAAGCCTGTTTCAACTCTTATATTTAAGACACTAGGAAAAGTACTACCTATTTCTAATTTTGTTTTTTCTTTACCAGACCTAACATTATCTACATTCCTAGTCAGAGTGTCTTTTAAAGAACTTACATTTAAAGTAATAAAAACAGATTCGACATTAGGATTAAGTATTGTATGAGTTACTGGAATAGCTTTTTCATCCCAATTCTTTAAAGAGTTATTTGCCCATTCGCTATAGTTTCTTATTTTTGTGCCTGATCTTCTAGTATCTTCACTACCTTCAGCTACAGGCAAACCATTTTCCAAGTCCAAGTTGAACTGTGTAGATGCAGGTCCATTTAGAACTCTAGACCTAGTTAGCATATTAGAGTCCTCTTTTATTTTTTGAGGAGCTAATTTATTAGATGTTGAAAACGGGCCGTATAAAGGCGAGCCATACTGCTGATCTATAAAAATGCTATTGAAATAACCAAATGGAGTTTGATCTTCGTCTCCATTTTTAAATTCAGCTAAAACATTTGAGTAGTTAAATTTTAAGTTATCAAATTGATAATCATTAGTTGTCCCAAGTTGTATCGCTTGTCTTGAGTATCTTAACTTATCTAAATCCTTTAAAGCATTTTTGATATGACTATCAATAGATAAACTCCTCTCTACTCCCCAGTAAGTGCCGCTTGTTAATCTCAAAGCTTGTTTTTCATAAAGGGCTGGAAAAGCTATCAATACAAAACCATGCATGTTTCCAGTTAAAGTGCCGTCAGCATTTATTTCTGGACAAGTGCAATCAATAATTTTTGCACCATTGTTTACAAGTTCATATGAGATATTCCATGCTTTAGTGGTTCCATATAAAGATGTTGCGTAATTTAATAATCTACCATCACCACTTTGTATGTTGCCACTTAAACCTGCCGCAAGCT